GGTGAAATGTTGTGTAGCACCATCGTATTTTACCACGATATATGGCTCTGTACATTTACCTATTTTTTGTCCAGGAGAAAAGACCGAAAAACCTTTTTCTTTCAAGAACAAAAATAATTGTTCCCATTGAGATTTTCCCATTTCTTTTACCTCCTTACAACTTTATTTTATTCAGAATACCTTGCATTTCTGACATAACCTTTGGGGATTCTGACTTAATAGTAGGACCAATAATAGCAAACCTTTTTTCATGGGCTAATTCTAACCAAATTCCGTAAGACACACCATGGGATAATGTTATGCGTATCAAATCATCTTTTGGTCTGGAAACTGTTCCTCTTAAGGTTGCTTTAGCCATACCTGTTCTGTCTCTCCAAGGTCTATTCTTTTGCATTGTTGACTGCAATTTGGAAGCCTTAGTGCTGGCATACAACAGAATTAAAGCTCCCAATTTAACAGCCATCTTATCAAGATTTTTATTTAAGTCGCTATTTGTATAATCAATCTTAAAGGCCAATGTCTTGCACCTCCAAATAGATGTCAGCGATTAAATTCCATTCTTGAATATTACCAACCTTGGTAATTATGAACTTCTTTCCATTGATTTCTGCAATGTCATTTGTCCGCAGTTCAAGCGATTGAACATCTTCCCAAGGAATGAGGAAAGCAGGAACTTTTACAGTTCTCCATTGGGTCATAGTATCGGTCTTTAATTCAACATGACTATTAACTTCATGGTACAACCCGAAAAATTGAACACCTGAAAGAGGTACACATAAATCTTGTTCCAGTTCATCATAGTCATTTTTTACAGGCCGATAAAACTTACACCCTATACCTGAACGCTTAATCTCTCTCCTGAGCTTGTATAACTCAAAATCCTTATTCACTGACATAATCAATCACCTAAGATTCCTGAGTTAAATTGCCTGTGTTTTGAAGCCAATCGCCTGAAATACGAACTTGTATCAGCAGTATTCAAACCACTAACAGATATTGTAGAATCCTCAGCCTTTACGGTTAAAAGCTCATAAATGGTGGCTTCAATATCACCATTATTTTTGTCCAAATAATATTGGATTTCTGAATCATCAAAGTATGGGCATTTATCTTCCCGTATCTCAACCTTTATTTTCTCCAAATCTGTCATGGTTAACACCTCACTTTGCTGAATCAATAAAGTCCTTTATGATATTTCTTACCTCTCTAACAGTGGAAGCACCGTCAACAGAGATATTATTTGCCTCTGCAAATTCCTTAAGCTGTTCCTTTGACCATTGGCCAATAGGAGTTTCAAGAAGCTCAGCCATTTCAAATGACTTTTCAGGGGATTCCTCAGCCTCTTCAGGTTCAGGAAGTTGTTCTTCTACACTTGCAACATCATCAACAAAAGACTCAGCTACCTCTTTGTTGGTAACATTAGCTTTTATTTCAGAAGTACCTGCATAATCATGGACCAAGGTGTAGCCCTGATGTTTATATATTCCTTCAAAGGCTCCCTTAGTAACAGTCAAAGAAGCTCTTCCGTTAGTTATATCAACCATTTTGGAATACCTCCTTATACCTCAGTATCGAGGATATAAACTTTATCAGCCTCTTCAAATGAAGGCAAACAAATCTGAGTAACCTTTGTCTCTACGTTTACAGGGTCTGCCTTCTGAATTGTAGTAACAGCAACACCTGTATCTGTGATTGCTACATTGGCTACATTAGAAGTCATAAGGTCTGACTCTTCTGGAGTTGTACCAAACCAAGTCTTACCAAGCATTCCATCTGGGAACATTACAAAAGTATTTGTAGGCATAAACTTGAGTTCCTGACCAGCTTCGTCCTTATATCTCTTATCATTGACAACAACAGAGATACCAACTTCATCAAGGATATACTGGCGAAGTCTATCATCAGAAATTGAACCAACACCATTTGAAAGCACATAAATTTTCTTCTGGATATTTACGTTATTTCTGATATTTCTCCAAGTTACACCATCACACATAGCTCTTGTAATTACTGCACCTGTATCATCAGCAATAAGCTCCTTAGCTTTTCTCATATCTTCAATTGGGTCAGCTGTAGCAACTGTTGACCAAGAAGTAGTAACAGTAGACTTATGAGTTGCAGGTATCTGATAGTCATAAGTAAATGCCTGACCATTGTTTGCCATTGAAACTACACCTGTAGTAAGAGCCATCATACGCATTCTCTCACGAGAAGCACGAGCACCTCTGAGCAACTGCATTTCATCGTCAAAAATACGATTCATAACGGAGTCAATGTATGCCTGATTACCTGTTTCAAGAACCATATTAAGTTCCTGTCTCAGCTCTTCGTCAATGTACATACTCTCCTTGAAAAATGGCATCTCAGCTGAAAGCTTTTCAAAACCAATACGAGGTCTTGGAATTGCATGAACATCAAAAGCGGATGTTTTAAGGACAACAGGAAGGCCTCTTGAACCCTTCAACCAGCTAAGCTTGAGTCCTCTCTTCTTATCATCGGGGAACAATTCCTCACAGGGGTATGGAGCTTCATCTTGTACAAGCTCTTCCCAGTATGCTACGATTTCCTGAGCGGCAACTAAATCAAAAATTGTCATAGTCTTATATCTCCTTTCTTAAGCCTTAATAAAAGTAACATCACCGATTGTATTAACACCAGGAACAATCTTAGCCTGAGTATCAACATCGAGTCTGTTGATATTAACAACACCAGAATAAAGTGCTGTGCCATTTGCCTTATTTGCAGTTACATCAACATCGTGAAGAAGTACTGCATTGGCTGTTGTACCTGCATCTGGAGTCTCAGTCTTTGTAACTGAACCAATTGCACCTGTTGAAGAAGTCTTGGAAACTGCAGGTCCTGATGTATCAGAAACATCTACTACCTTCTGAGTAAAACCAAGCTTATCTGTTGCACCTGATACTGCAGCTACATCATATTTCTCAGTTGTTACCATCTTCAAAAGTGAAGTTACCTGAGCGGCAGCATTTGCGCCTGCAAATTGCTTATCGCTAACACTCTCGGTAGCCTTGCAAGTGTAATTTACACCATCAATTGTAAGTACCTCATCAGCAGCAAAAGCTGTTGTAATTTGAAGGGTGAATACACCAAGTGTTGGACCTACTGCAGCAGCAACATCTGCCTGAAGGTTCTCAAAATTTACTACAATTGGGGTGCCTGCCTTGGCAATCTTCTTGCCATTAGCATCTGCCTCTGGAACAAGTGACTGTGGAACAATACAACCTACAGAAGCCTGCAAATCAACATTTGCAAGAATCTGAGTTGAATTGCCATAGGAAGTTGTTGTAATTCCGTCTTTGTTAAGCATTTATTTTTCCTCCTTGAAAAATTATTTTGTACTCCAATAACTTGACTTATTCTTGGAGCTCTTTCTTTGTGCAGCTAAACGTGCACCGATTCCTTTTTCTTCTCCCTTGCCGTTCTTACCAGACTGATTCTTAAGTGATGAACCAGTGCCTTTAGCCTGTTTCTTCTTATCCTCTTCTGTCTCAAACCAAACAGGGTATTTAGTTTTAAATTCAGCAAGAACAGACTTAATATCCCTATCATCGGAAGTTTTGGATAATGCAAGAGTAACAGCGTCATCTACAAACTGAGTCTTGATACCTAACATCATAACCTCTGCCTTTGCTTCAGCTATTCTTACACGGTCTTCAGCTTCTTTCAAAGCCTTTTCCTCAGCCAATGCCTTTTCTGTTGCCTTTTGTGTATCTGATTTCTGACTTTCAATATAAGCCTTGATAGCCTTAATTTGCTCTTCGTCCTTAGGATTGATACCGAGTTCATTGTACACAGCATTTCTTCCTTGATTCTTTTCCTTGGCCATCATCTTATTTACTTGTTCTTGATTGAAAGTCTTTTCCTCCGACTTCTTTCCTTTTGCAGAATCATCATCACTGCCTGACTTATTCTGACCGTCATTTGATTGACCATCATTGTTCTGGCCGTCATTTCCTTGGCCATCTTTGTTCTTATCATCATCGTCTGGGTCTGCAAAAAATTGCATAGGAATTTTAAACATATTTTTCATTTTACATTCTCCTTTGTTTCCGTGTTACTTCTCACGGTAGTAAATTGTTTGTGCTGCCTTCGAATACATAAAGCCATTCGGAAATTTTGCAAGCTCCTTTTTCATCTTGTCCTCTAACAAACTTTTTAAGCTTTCACATCTTCCCAATAGCCTTTTTGCTAAAGCAGCATTTTTACATTGTAAAGCCGTCTGATATTGAACTTGGATATTATTCTTTGCCAACATTATTCCAACATCTTCAAGCTTTAAAAATAGAAATACATATACACGATTACATTTTGGACAAGCAAAAAATCTTACGATATAGCTTTCGTCTTTGTAATTAAATCGTGTTGATAATATGTCAACAGGAGCCAAAGAAAACTCAGCTTTACAATTATCACATACCAGCATAATCATCACCTACAATCTTGTATTCAACGAAATTAAAACCGTTATGCTCTAACTCCTTCTGGAGTTCGTTCCTGACCTTCCTCAGGTGGATTTGAATTTTCTTAGCTTTACCTGATTGTTTTCCTCTTCTGCCCTTTCTATTAGCACTAATCTGAATCTTTGCCAAGCCAAAATATTTTCCTAAAAGTTCTTTTGATTTCTCATTATCAACTTGCATATAATTCAATGCTCTGCATACTGGGCATTCGTAATATTTCAAATCTATTGATTGCCCATTAATTATCTCTGTCTTTTCTTTTGCATCTGCTGGATTCTCAACCTGAGAAACTTTACATTTTTGACATTCAAAAGTTATTTTCATTTTATCTCTCCTTACATACCTTTTCTGCATAATCATTTAGAATAAGCTTTACATTTCCGTCAAGTTTTTCAATCCAACTTGGTGGAATATAATCATAACCAAACTTAGCTCCTAACAAACCACCTGTAATAGCAGCAATTGTATCAGCATCTCCACCTTCATTTACTGCATTTATTATTCCACTCTCAAAATCTCTTGCTTCTGCAAAATGTCTCTTTACACATTCAAATGTATTCACTACATATCCATTAGGTGAAACATCTTTGTCATATCTAACTTTTACATCTTCACCTTCTAAGCACTTATTTACCATTTCCATATACCTATAAAGTATGTTCTGACAAATAATATTATTATGTGTCAATTTTCCTTGTGCCAAATTAAGTTCTAAAGCACCCATACCAAGTAATGCAATTGGTAATGCTCTCATTAACGAACCATTTCCTTGAGCATTGGTATCTTCTGATATAAACTCTCCAGTAATCATGTAATAATTAATTGCTTTTGAACATTGACCTCCTACATCTTTTGGTCCTGTTTTATACCATTCTACAAATTTATCCATAACTTTTGTTCTAAATAAATCATAATTTATCAAAGGATAACTCTGCCACATTTCATTTAAGGCATTAATAATACATATACTCATCTGTGTGTCATCTGTGACCTCTCCAGGTTTTGTATTTAACCAGCCACCACCAATTAAATCATCAACCTGTCCGTATTGCATTTGTATCATTTTTGGTGTCATAAATTCTGTTGTTGCACCCATAGAATCACCAATAGCAAATCCATAAAGTGCACCTAAAATTTTACCTCTGATATTCATATCACTTTACCTCCTTAATATAAGCTTCACAATCTTTTCCAAAAACTACATTGTTAGGTTTTGTAACTTCATAAATTTTGCACTGCGAACCATTGCCATCAATTCTGAATCCACAGTCTTTACAAACCATATCTTCATTCTGAATTGTTGTGGCAGCTTTTGATTCACTTTCGATTCTTTTGCCAAACTCGGCATTCATCTTTTCAGCATTTGCCATTTTTCATTCTCCTTTACTATTTAATTTTCAAGTTACTCCATAACACTTAGACCATATTATTGGTCTATATATATTATATCATACTATACTATATTTGTCAATAGTAATTATACATAAAATATATATTTTTATATTTTAATTTATTTGTCTTTTTCTTCTTTCAGAACCTCTACAAAGGCACGAACCTCAGAACCTTGATGTCCATCTGATTCCTCAATTGCAATACATCTTATTTTTGCACCAGGAGTTATCAATGTTTCACCTTCACCAGTTCCGTATTGTGATATTCTCATAATACTTGCAGCGGGAGTACCTTCTGGTATTTTCATTACAGTTTCAAGACGTCCACTAAAGCCTCTGTCCCAAATAGAACTTGTAGAAGTACAACCATGATATGTACCAATTTTTCCTACAAGTTCTTGTCTCATTTCTTCAATTGACATATCTCTCAATTTTCTTGAATTTTCATGGTAATCACCTTCCATGAAAGCACCTGCCAAATCTCCTAAACTTGAACCTCTACGAACATATAAATCCGAATCAAGTTTCATTTTTTCAAGTCCCGATTGAATTAATGGAATCGCTTTTTTAGGCCCCTCGTCTATATCGTAATTTTTGCCCACTGCAATATTTCTCAAATAAGCATTTATTTCGTCAGCACCATATGAAGTAGAATATAATCGTAAAGCATCATGTTCTTCTGTTGTAATTAACAGCCTTTTAATATCTTCCATTGCCAACATTTCAGATTCTGTATTTTTCTTACACAGATTAATCCAATTTTTATAATCATCAGCAATAGCAACAGAATCTGCATTTACTTGTTGTTTTACCTTGCCAACTAATTCACTAGCATTTTTATACTTATACTTTACTTTTCCCACTTTTAAGTTATAAAATTCTTCATCAGTCATTCCTAACTTACTTGCCTCTTTACTTAAAGCATCAAAATATTTATCAGCAATTACATCTGCCCAATCATCAAATGATGGCAATGTATCTCCTGCTGTTACTCCTAAAGGACCAAGATATTTATTCTGCCAATAAGTAAACTCTGGTACTTTAACTTTCTTTTCTTTCGATGTAGCTTCTGCTTTCTTTTCTTCCTTTTTAACTTCTACTTTACTTTCAGATTTTGCACCAAACTTTAACAAATTCTGTTCATAATACTTTTGTATTTGTTGATAGGGGTGAGGATTGCTCCAAGAAGTTCCCATTTCACTCAGAATCTCTGTTGCTTGACTATATGATAATTTATGTGACCAATCATCAAAATTGACTGGCATGTGTTCTGGTGTAAATCCATATGGTGCAAGATATTTCTGTTGTAAATCTGAAAATTTTAATTGCTCTTGCCATTGACTTGCATCATAACCAAATTCTTTGGCAAACTCATCAATCTCAGGAAATGTTCCGTTTTCTGAATTAAACCACTCAACCAATTTATCGGCCATATTATCATCAACATTTGGCTCCATTACACACATACCATTCGGGTGGTCCAAAGGTAATTTGTCCTTATCATAATGTCTGCCATCTCTGTCCAAACATATCTCACATACACGAGAACCATTAGCATTCCAAACATAATCAATAACAAAAGGATTATTATGACATACAGCATCAAAACTCTGTTGATAACTATGTTGAACCAAAGTTCTTGCTAATCTCTGAGCATTATAATCAACTTGCCTTGGATAAATTTTCTTTCCGTCTTTATCAATCAGATTCCATTGCTTAGCTGCACTTGGTCTTACATATTGCTCAAGTTGTTTTGAGATTTGATATATTGGAGTTTGTTGAGCAACACCACCAGCTACAATCCTATAAAGGTCTTGCATAGTTTGCTCATTATTGCCCCAAATTCTTTCCGATAAACTCCAACCTGATTCATATACTTGACCAGTAACAATAGACCGTACGACTGAATCTGGTACAAAACTAAAGGCAGCACTCAAACCTTCCTCAGAAAAGCCAAATTGTTTAAGCCATTCCACATTATCAGCAATTACAGCATCTGAAACAATGTACATGTTATTTTTTATTTGCTTATACACCTCATTACTTACCTGATGCGATGTCTCTTGTAATTGCTTTTTCAATTCTTTGTAATACCTTTCGGATAGGGGAGCTGATGCAGTAGTTTTATGACTATAATAATCAGCCATTTTACCTATTTCATCTGCCCACCCTTCGTAAAGTTTTGCTATATCTTTTTTCTGAGATTCTGTAATAGAATCCCTAACCTTTTCGGCATTTTTAAATATCAATTTATTGATTGCCATTACAGAACCTCCTTTCTCAATTTAATCCAGGATGCACCAGGATTGACACAATCAAAATCAATATAGATTGATTACCTTATATCACACATTCAACTGTGGATTAACCTGGTTGCCCTGGGGATATGGTAATGAATCATCATTAGTTCCACTTTGATTAAAAGCACTATCCTCAAGGATTTGTCTTTCAATAGCCATTTGTTTAAGCTCTTCATCTACCTCTGTATCTGTTAAGCCACGCCATTTCTTCATATATGATTTCTTTGACATAAGCATTTCAGATACTTCAGCCATATCCAAACCTTTTTCCTCTGCTTCATCTTCTGGCAAAGGTAAATTTTGTTCTACCTTTACTTCATAATCAACAGGGACCAATGGCTCAGATATATAATTGGTAATACAATCAGGATATACCTTAGCTCCCTCAATAACCATCTCAAACATTTGCTTGAGCTTTGGTCCCCACATTTTCATCTTTTCTTTACAACGAACAATTAAGGGCCAATATATCGCTTTAAGAGCTTTACCTGAAGTAATTGCACCTTGCAAACTTTCAAGAGTTACGTTAGGAACATCTACTGCTTCATAAGCTGTAGTTTTGATTCTATCAAGAGTAGTTTTCAAAGCATTTGAATAATTCATGGTACTTTCAAGAATACCTACTTGAGTATGAGCATTATCCAAGTTCTGGTCTGTTTGTAAATCCCAGAAAGAACCGGCTGAAGTGGATAAGTTCTTCGTCGAATTACCTTCCATATCAACTGCATATTTTATAGGGTTCATTCCTTTTCTTTCGGCATCTGCGTCTGCATTACCTAACTTGGAATACCATTCTTCAAAACCTTCAAGTGCAAATATTTCTGATTCACCATCTATATCAGCAGTCAATCCGTCATTGATAAACACTACAGCAGGGATAAAATCAATATCTAATTTTGTCCTTGGTGTTACTTCCTCAATCAATGTACCTGCACCATCATACAATGCCTCTTCCAAATAAACCGAATCACCTTCAAGCTCATATTTCTTTTTGAATATTCTACGAGCTGTATTTTGTCTTGCCTCTTCTGTCACTATAAAAGCAACAAACTTACTAAGCTCATTTGGATTTCCTACTTTACGTTCATAAAGGAACTGAGTAGCTGTGAGGAATGTAATTGTTACACCATCATCAGGATTGAAATTTACCAAGCCTGCGACTCTTTTACCGATGAAACAGTCCTTGGCTGCCTTAAGCAAACTATCATCAAAATTATTGCTTTCTCTAACCTTAGTAACCAATCTATTAAGTAGGTCAATTTGGTCCTTTAATTCATCAGAAGCGCTGTCTTTATCTCCTGTAGATTCAACCATTGTATCTGGAGATTCAGCAAATAAAAACCTTGCCTCCTTGTTTATCAAGGTATACACCATTTTAAACTTCAAATTAGCTGGTATATAATCACCATTAGAACCCTCAGGACTAAATGGAACACCTGACTTATAAGCTTTATAATACTGACATATTTCTCCAAACTCTTGTTGGATTCCTTTTACATCTTTTCCTTGTAACTCTTGACTAATCAGATTATAAGGAATACGGTTATAAGCATACAATCTGGCTGATGATTTTTCCATTGCCATTTGTATCTGTTCTTCACTCATTGGTACATTTACATCTTTACCCATTTATTACTCACCTCCTTTACAAAAATAATTATTAGGTTAATATCACACTAAATACATCTTTAGCATTATACATTGCCACATTTACACCGTCAAGTCTGATTGAAAAGAACTTACCGTCATAGGAATAGTCGTCCCATTCTTCACCTGTATAAGTTACTACAAAACCATTCTTGAAAGTGATTTCAATACTTGTATACTCCATTTACTTTTCCTCCAAAAGACCTGAATACTTATGGCCCTCAATATCAATTATTGCCTCTATTGTCTTTTTTACTTTTTCAGACTGAGCAACCTGAGTAGTTGGTCTATAACCATCATCATAAGTTCCACCTTCATTATTTGGAATACCTGAGATAGCACATACATCAACGAAACAACCAGCACGATATTCAGGTCTTATACAATAATGGCAATGTGAGCCAGTAGAATAACCAGTTGAACCTTCTATACCAATTACATCTGTTACCTTTACTGTCTGTCCTGTCTTTACTTTAATTGCAGATAAGTGACCAAAATATGCATACAACTTTTTTGACATAGGAGCATAGAAAAATTCAATACATACATACTGGCCAAAACCTTGTTTTTGGTTGTTTGGATTCTCCCAACCTGCATACTTTATAGTGCCTTCATAAGTAGCATGAATCTCCTTTGAATCAATACCTACCAAATCAAGGCCATCATGGGTAGCACCTTTAAATGCTTGTGTTATTTTGAATTTACCCATATAAGGACTATTCATTTTAGTTGGCATTACCTATTCCTCCTTTTCATATTTTCCTTTATAAGTACTATCGGCAAGTCCTTCGCCTATTGCATAACCAATAACTGTTGCACCTGCCATTATCAATGCAGCTATTTGTTGACCTTTACTTTCAGAACCACCACAAGCTACAACCATCATACTTATAAAACTTGCTAAGCTTAACCAGAACTTTCTACTGGTCAATTTTCTGAGCCAATCAATCTTTTTCATTGTATCAACCCTTTCTGGAATTAAATTCCTTTTCCTTAAGGTCAGCTACGGTTACCATATCAAGTGCATACCAAATAGCTGAGAAACTATGTGGGTCAATGTTGAACTCATCATAGATAACATTGCCTTTATTATCCTTTTTATAAGTAAGGTCCTTTAATTCTCTTAATGTGTTCTTACACTTAGGACTTATATATATTCTTTTGAATCGTTTTATTTTTCTTGTATTAGATAACCTTGAACCTGCAAACTTATTTCTACAAGCACGAATAGGAAAACCTAATTGTCTATAATAGGATATTGCTTTAGGGTCCTCATTATCTGCTATTATCATCTTATTATAACCAGAATTATTATACCATAACAGACGTTGTTTTAATGCTTGCATCTCAGGTTGGTTTGCCATCTTATCATCAGTAATATGATTAATATAGATTTCGTCCCATATATAAAGGTAACCATTTTCAAGGTCAACACTCATACTTATCACTGCATTATATGATTCTTCAAAACCGAAGTCGAACCCAAAGTACTGATTCTCTGGACCAAGCCTTTGTATTGCTTCCTTAAATCTATTTGAATTATGAGGCAATTTAATCTGAGGTAATACTCTTGTACCTGTTGCACCAAATTGTCCCCATCTTGCTACCATATATAATGGATAATCATATGTCCTTATATTATCAAGTCTTTTCAGATAAGCTTCAGGTAACCAAGGATTATCAGTAGGCACTGAATGATGATAATATATACCATTCTTAATAAAGCACTTCTTTTCGTAGAACTCTTCCTCTTTACATATTACTTTTACTTTTCCTTTATCATCTATATTAGTAAAGAATCTTTTATATACCCAATTGTCTCTTGATACTGGATTGGAAGTCAATATAAAATGCATACTTACATTTGGTGTTCTTATTCTTCCTAATAGTTCATTATAACCATCATACTTTATTTCGGAACACTCTTCCAACCAAACTATACTTACTCCATTTAATGACTTTACTTTTTCTGGTTTGTCCATTCCTTTAAATATGATTCTACTTCCATTATGGAACTTTATTTGCATAGGTGATTTCTGAGCTAATACTTTAGTTATCCTTTTTCTAAATTCATAAGGGTCCTCAGTTAATAAGCCCATATCGTCAAGTATCTCCTTAAACAAATCAAAACAACTTTCTGTTATTGTTTCAAATACCTCACGAACTACTAAGCATTTTCTTTTCTCTTCAAGTAGTTTCAGAATTATTTTAAATGCTACCTGATAACTTTTACCTGAGCCATATCCACCTAATAACAAATACGTTTCATAGTCCCAATCAAATATAAAATCCTCAAAAGCAGGACTTACCTTTTTTACTATCTTTGGCATTCATTACCACTCCTCTTCATCTTCCCAGTCATCTGGCCAATAGTCCTTATCTTGGACCTCTTTTTTATTGTTATTTTCTTTTTGTTTTTTATTCTTTACTGTTACCGATTTATTTACATCTGACCAAGTCTCGTTTTCATCTTCTGAATCATCTGTAGCTCTTTTTACTGTTACTTGGATTGTTGCTTCTTCTTCATCT